CGGATGCTGTAAAGCTCTGCATGGTATGTATCATGAACATGGAACAGGCCACAGGCGCGGAGGCGCAAGCCACCAACCCCCAGATGACCTCGTTTAACACGGACGGGTACAGCGAATCCTACGGTCATTCTCTGAGCGCCGATGATACTGCAAGGCAGATCCGAAAACAGATTGAGGCAATGCTTTACGGTGAAGTGGATGACAACGGAGTGCCGTTGCTGTACAGGGGGGCTCGCGGATGAAGCTATGCGGAGATACGCTGACCCTCTTTAATGCGCGGCTGGATCAGGAACAGGATTGCACCGCATATGAAAAGACCGTGATAAGCGGGATTTCATGGTATGGAACCGTGAAAACGGCGATTGGCGATACCGGCTTGAAGTCTGCGAATCAGTTTACCATACGCATACCCCTCGATGCTGATTTCAGCGGAAAGGCGTACTGCGATCCGGCAAGCTACACGGCGGCGGATGATGTGAGCGGGCTGTTCACCTTGCGGCAGGGTGATGTGATTGTGAAAGGCGCTGTCCCGGATACAATCAAATCCCCCGCACAGGCGCACAAAGCGTACCCGGATACCGCGTTTACGATTCAAGGTGTAACCGATAACCGCCGAGCCCCAAATGCTAAACACTGGAGGGTGGTGGGGGCTTAATGGCAACCGTCATTAAAGCGGATTTCCATTGGAACTTTGACCCTCTGACGGCAAAGGGACTTGAACCAGGCGGACGCGTACAACAGGCAATTGATAACGCGGTTATCCGCTATTCCATCCCGTATGTACCCTTTGAAACGGGTACGTTGGCAACGAGCCCTTACAGAGCTTCCCCTCCGGGCGGCGGGCAAGTTATCTATGATACGCCTTACGCGCGTTATCTCTATTACGGTATGGTAATGGGGCCGAACATCCCGGTTTTCGAGGATGATTCCGGCGTTCCCACAAGGTTCTTTTCCCCGCCCGGTCAGAAGAAGCACCTTACAGGCAAAGCCCTCAAATATAATCAGGATACTAATCCCGAAGCGGGCCCGTTCTGGTTTGAACGAATGAAAGCGGCCCACTTGCAGGATATTGTGGAGGAGGCGAACCGCGTTGCCAACAGTTAATAATGTTGAACACCTCCGCAAATGGCTCCGAGGGTGTCCGGCGCTTTTGCCGGAGAATCATTTTCGTGTTGACTATATGGCCGAAGAGCCAATTGAATACAGTTTGGTATCTGTTCCATCATCCCTTCAATATCATCGAAATGTATTGGGCGAAGATGTGCTTAATGATATCCAAACGTTGACATTTATTTTTGCAACACGGGAAATGTGGGGCGCTGAAGAAAGTCAAAATTTGGGAAATCTCGGTTTTTATCAAGATGTAATTGGTTGGATGCTGGAGCAGAATTCTTTAAGACACTTTCCCAAAATCAATGGGGGAATTGTTCAGTCGATCCGGCCTATCCTGACCCCGTATGTAACTTCTCCCGGAACTGATAGTGCGCGGTATCAAATCACAATTGAAATCCGATATCACATTCGGAATTGAGTTTAGGGGGAGGAATCAGTGGAATATGCGAAGGTTATAAAGGGTACTATTTTTGCGTCAGCTGAATATGGCGCATTAGAAAATGGTACTTGGTATATGGGGCGTGGTTATATTGACCCCGATACTGGTGATATTTATTTAAATCCAGCGTTTGCAATAGGAGGACAAAGTATGAAATACGCAAGAGAACGAGACATGCTCTTTGGATCTTGGACTGGACAGCCAATCGCGGAATCTGCAACAGTGGATATCGGTGATTCCACCGGTGTTACGTCCTGTGTTGTCGTGGCAACGACTTTCGGAGCCGCAGTTGACAATCAGTCCGGTGAGTATGTCTTCAACTACGAAGATGGCAAGTGGATGATCAATGATGAGGATGCTGGCACAATCGCCACAAAGTATGGTCTGACCATTACGGGTGATCCAGCAGAGAACGATATCCTCGTAGTTGTTTACACTGCCGCTTCCGGTGCATGGGAAGCAATTGGTAAGGACAACGACGATTTGTCTAAAGAGCTTAACCCGGATGTAGAAACCTCCCGGAATGTTCTTGGCGAATCTACGGTCACCCATTCTGGTTATGAACCGGAGGTAGAGGTAGATCCTTACTACATTGACCCGAGCCGCAAGATGTACAAGCGGTTGGTGGATAATGCCATTCAGGAGAATTACGCAGATAGTCAGATTCTCGGCTATATCGCGGAGGCATATTTCACTGCTGCTAACAAGAACACGATGAAGATGACCGGATATTGTTATGTACGTCGTGCATACTATATTCCGCAGTCCATTGGTGGTGATACTTCTGGTTTTGCCATTCCTGTTCGTATCTACCCCACAGGAGCAAAAATCAAGAAGCACATTGTCTATGATATGGCGACCAATGAGGCCACTATCACAGATATCGTGTAAAGAAAACAGGCAAAAATCACGGCTACACGGGTACGTGTGGCCGTGATTGTTTTTTCAAATAAGGAGGAGATAAAAGATGGCAGATAGGAATTTCAAGTATAAGGCGAACAATCAGGACGTCTTTGAATTGGATGATGGTACAAGAGAAATTGCACTTGTTAATCGATATGGCGAATTGATTTGCAAGATTCATTTCCGTACAGCAGAACTTGCTATTGTCGATCGCTTCAATGACCTTGAAAAGGATTTCCCGAAAATCATTGAACCGTTGGGTAATATCAACATTAACCCTGATGGCACAGTGAACGAAAGCGACGAAGAGTCGTGGGCTGTCCTTAAACGCGTCGAAGCTGATATTAAGCGCCGTCTTAATACCCTTCTGGATTCTTCAGACGCGGATGAAATTTTTAAAACGCGTTTCCCGTTTTCATCTATAAACGGTCGATTCTTTATCGAAAATGTGCTGGATGTACTGGGAAAAGCAATCACAGTCCGAATTGAAGAAGAGGCAAAACTGTCTCAGGCACGTCTGAAGAAATACACGGATGACCTTGACAAAAACGAGGTGACCGCAGATGCTGGGGAGTCTGCCTAAAAGTCTTGACATAAACGGAAAACGTTATGAAATTCGAACTGATTTTCGTAACGTTCTTCGAATTTTTGATGCATTTTTGAATGACGAATTAACCGATAAAGAGAAGCTATTTGTTTGTCTTAAACGGATGATTGTTGATTTTGACCATCTGCCCAAACACGACTACAGCAAAGCATACGATCAAATCGCATGGTTTTTAAACTGTGGCAAAGTAAACCGTGATTCTGGCAACAAACCGCGTACCTTTAGCTGGATTAAAGATGAGTCACTTATCTTTCCAGCGGTGAATAAGGTTGCCGGTTTAGAAGTACGTGAAGTGCCGTACATGCATTGGTGGACGTTCATGGGCTTCTTTGAGTCCATTGATCCTGATGGGCTGTTTGGAACGGTTCTCAGCATCAGGCAGAAACGGGCGCGCGGGAAAAAGCTCGAAAAGTATGAGAAGGATTTTTACATAAACAACAGAGATTTGATGTCCCTTGAAATATCGAACGAGCCGATTCCACAAACAACGGAAGAACGGTTACTTGCGAGATTTAATCAATTGGCAGGAGAGGGTGATTAAAGGTGGCTAACGGCGCAGATGGATCAATTACGATTGATACTCAGCTGGATTCAACCGGATTTCAGCGTGGATCGGATAAGATGAAGGGAGCCATTAACGGCCTCCGACAAAAGGTTAATCAAGTTGGTAAGGATATGTCTGGCGCTGTTAATTCCATCAATCCTGCCTTTAAAGCTTTAGGATCTGCGGCATCACAAGCTGATAATGCTTTTCAAACCAACTTGATGAGCTCCAGCGATTTCGCAAAACAAATGACTGACCTCCAGAAAAGTGCAAGCCAGTTAGCGTCTCAACTCGGTAAACTCGGCGAAGCGGAAAGGATGGGTTTCAAAACTGAAGCCCAGATGAACAGATATGCTTTGAACATTGATAAAGCAGAACAAGCAGTTCAATCTCTGAGGCAACGGCTGGAAGATCTTTCCGACACCCCTGTTAACACGACTAAATATGATGCGTTAAAAGCCGAATGGTTACGCATGGATGCCATACTGGGAAAGCTCTATAAAAAACAAGCGGATATGGAGCAACTTGGTGTAAGAAAAAATACAATGAGCTGGAAACGGCTTGCACTTCAAATAAAAGAAGCGGAAGATAAACTTTACGAAATTGAAGGAAAAATGGAAGAGTCCCGGTTCGATGACTCCAGTGCTATGTGGGGCGGAGATTCCGGGGATTATCAGAGCATTTTAGCACAGTTTCATGATATGTCTGCCGCACTTGAGCAGTATAAACGGATCGCAGAAGGATTCAATGTTGTGTCGGATCCCGCTGAAGAAAGTGAAGAATCCCTGAAAGACGTTGATAAGGAGCTCAAGCAGAAACCCAAAGACGCTAAAGGAGCATCCTCGGCGTTTAAAGGATTGAGTAACATTTTCAAAAATGTTGCATCAGTCGCGGGACGTGCGGTAAAAGGTATCCATAGCGCCATATCATCTCTTAAAAACTTCTCTAAGCAGGGTTCTCAAACATCTTTGTCGTCAAAAGGACTGATTAAGTCCTTACTCAGCATCAAAACGATGCTTCTATCACGGATAAAGCGTACATTTATTTCTGCAATTTTTAAAAATCTGCAAAGCGGTATGCAATCGTTCGCCCGCTATTCTTCCGCATTTAACACGGCTATGTCCAGTATGAATAACAGCCTGACAGGATTATCCGGCAACATTGCTGTGTTTGCAGGAAATCTTATTAGCACATTCGGCCCTGCGATTTCACAAGTCATTGACTGGGTTGCACAGCTTATGTCCTACATCAATGCATTTTTTGCATTGATATCTGGAAAATCAACCTATACCGTAGCTAAAAAGGGAACCGACGATTACGCAAAATCACTAGGTGGTGCTGGCGGTGCAGCGAAGGACTTAAAAAATCAGGTATATGGATTTGATGAGTTGAATAAGGAAAATGACAGCAATTCAGGAGGTGGTAGCGGTTCTGGCGGAAAGGTCAAGTTTGGCGAAGAGCAAATATCATCTCTCCCATCTGCTTTGCTTGATTTTATGCAGAGCATCAAAGACGCATTTAGCGCTGAAGCATTTGAAGAAGTTGGATCCATCGTAGCTGAAGGACTCAACTCTATCATATACGCTGGAGATGAGTTCATTAATGAAAGACTCAGACCTGTCGCGGTTAGGTGGTCAACTAACATAGCCCGGATTATTAATGGCTTTGTAGATACACTTGACTGGAATGCACTCGGTGAATTTGTCGCTGGTGGATTCAATACAGTGGTCGATACAGTTGGAGTTTTCATTAGTACAATCAATTGGGGCACAATGGCCGAGAGTTTTGCCGCCGGGTTGGATGGTATTGTTGGCACAATCGAATGGGATCTGCTCGGTCAAACCCTCGGAGAAGGATTTCAGGCTCTTCAAACCATCATGTGGGGTACGCTTGCCGCTTTTGATTGGGTTGGTCTGGGAAGTTCTCTTGCTACGGGCATTGATTCCCTGTTTGCGTCAGTAGATTGGGAACTACTTGGAACAATGCTTAGTGACAGTTTCAAAGGGATTTTGAATGGCATATCAGCATTGATCGCAGAAACAGACTGGCAAGCAATCGGAAACGATTTGGCAACGTTCATTGGTTCAATTGATTATGCTGGTATAGCAGAGGCCCTTTCAAATGGTATCGGTACTGCCCTTGCCGGGCTCGCATCCCTTATTTGGGGGTTTGTCAAAGGAGCTTGGGGAGATGCTATTCAGTGGTGGCATAACACGGCTTATCAGGATGGTCAATTCACCATTTCCGGGCTACTCAACGGTATTGTTCAAGCTATCGCAAGCATAGGTACATGGATCAAAGAACACATTTTCCAGCCGTTCATTGATGGTTTTAAATCGGTATTCGGTATTGCATCTCCTTCGACTGTCATGGAAGAAATGGGCGGCTTTTTGATTGATGGACTGATTAATGGAATCACGACCGCGTGGAATGGCATCACCGAATTTTTATCCGGCGCGCTTGAGGCGTTGTCCGGTTTGATTTCGGGTGCTTGGGACGCAATTAACAGTGCCGCGTCAACCATGTGGAATACGATAACGACGACGGTAACAACCACATGGAACAAGCTCAAAACAAAAGCCGGAACAATTTGGACAAACATCAAGACAACCATCACTAACAAATTTGATCAGGCGAAAACGGCAATTTCCAATACGGCTACACTGATGCTTAACACGGTATCCACCACTTGGGGAGACATAAAGTCGAATGCGGAGGAAAAGTGGGAAGCAATCAAAAATGCCGCTACCACAGCATGGGAAGCAATTAAAAATGCCATTGGCGACACTTGGAATGGTGTAAAAACCGTTGTGTCAACAGTCACAGATACGGTAACAACTGGCCTTGCTACCGCGTGGGAAAACATCACCAGTGCCGCTACCACTGCGTGGGAGGGAATTACATCCGCCATTTCTACCGCATTCGATGGCGTAAAAACCGTTGTGTCAACAGTCACAGATACGGTAACAACTGGTCTTGATACCGCGTGGGAAAACATCACCAGTGCCGCTACCACTGCGTGGGAGGGAATTACATCCGCCATTTCTACCGCATTCGATGGCGTGAAATTAGGTGTTTCAGCAATAACAGATACATTAGCGGCTAACTTGTCCGGCGCTTGGGATGGTATTAAACGGACAGCTTCAAGCATGTGGGGCAGTATATCTGACGTTATCAGCGGAGCCGTATCCAATCTGTCAAATTTAGCGGTTAATATTCCGGTTAATATCAAACAAACAGTCAGCAGTGCAGTTGAAGCAGGTAAAAACATCATAACTGGCGTTGGATCCGGTATTACATCAGCCGCTAGCAAAGCAAAAACAGCGCTATCAACTGCCGGATCTAATCTGGTTAACGGCTTTAAGAATCTGATGGGCATTAAATCACCGTCAAAAGTATTCGCTGGATTGGGCAAATACATGATGGATGGACTGAGCGTCGGTATTGACGACGAAAAGCGCTATGCTCTATCAAATATATCAAATGTTGCTGATGCAATTTCGAAAGAATTTTCAGATTCATCTGATCTGTATATAGGTAATTCGGATACCGTAAACAGCCTGTCAAAGATCAATGATAAACTCAGCGAAACAGCATCAATTTTCAACGGTATCGCGGATGCCTTAACGCGTATGGATGGATTGAACGTGCCTGATGTCGCAATGGGATCTGTTCTTCCATTCAGAACACGTATAAGTGATTTCGGAGAAGATTCTGCATTGACTAATGATCTTAGACAGTATCAATCTGGCATGGATGACAATATGAACTCGGTCTTGAATTTGATGCAGGAAATAATCGATGCTATACGTAGTAAGAACTTCGAAATTGACGGAGACACACTTGAACGGAGTATTACCGGGATTCGCGCCGGAAGAGAAAGAGCATTTGGAGGTATATGATGATCGTACTTGGAGAATTCAAAATTAACGGGCATGATTACGCTCCTTATGTGAAAGCGAAAAACGGGATCAGCTGGTCAAGGGAAAATACGAATGATAAAGATGCGGGACGTGACGCTGGACAGGACATGCACACCAACGTCACGTCCCATCAGCGTAAAATTGATATCAAAATGGGGCCGATGCCGTTTGAGATTTGTCAACAGCTTGAAAATGATTTACAGGGACATGATGACGGAGTGGAAGTCACCTACCCCGATCTTAAAGACGGTATTTGCACGAGACTGTTTTATAACACGAGCGTTAAAGCTACACAAAAAGCGTTCACTGCGGATGGAGTGCTTGTCGATGATGTGACGTTTTCATTGATAAGCATCCGAGAAAGTGTGGTGTCTTAAATGCGCGCATATCCTACCGGATGGAAAGAATTATTTGAGAAACCGCACAGCACCTTTGAATACAGGTATGTAGTCAACGGGGTTACCTACGATGAAACCATCGTTCAGGGTATCCCCGTTGTTACAAATCCTTTAATGGAGGCTCCGTGCATCGGCAGATGTTGTACGGGCGTTCTTTCCATTGCAATTCGTAAAAGTGCTAATGTCGATATTCCGAAAGCGTCACCGATGGAAGTTTACATGCGCATTCGCAACGGAAACGATGTAAGTGATTGGGCTTCAGTTGGTTATTATTGGGTATCGCAAAGACGAGAATCTCCGAATCTGATAACGTTGACGTGCCGGGATGCAATGTCTCTTGCAAATCAAGTGTACCTGACAAAAACAAGCCACACTGAATGGCCTATTACTATGCAGGATGCTTTGAATGAAATATCAAGTATTCTCGGCGTTGCAATCGATTCAAGGACGCAGATAATCAGCGGAACGGGGTATTATGTAGACTATCCGAACGAAGATACTTTGATGTCGGAAGTGCTGTCAAGCATCGCGGCGGCGCATGGGGGCATATTTGTTATCACTCCGACAAACCAAATTCGTCTTGTTACTTTTCCTGATACATCAAGCAACCCTGTGTTCGAATTGGGCACGAAATATCAGGACTATACCCCCTATTCAACAGGCATAAAAGCGATTTCGAGAATCACACTCAATGATAGCGCAGACAATCAATTCACAGTCGGAGATGATTCCGGGATTGAAATTGCGGCAGATTGTATGTACGCAACTAATCAAATCGCTGAAAATATTGCGCACAGTATCTATATCAAAAACGGAACCATATACGGTTTGAACGGGCAAATCATTAATGGTACTGCTGAAATTTCGGATGAATATGGGATGTATGACGGAACAACATGCATCTTAGAACGTGGCGGTATCATCGGATGTACTTTCAGACCTTATGCTCTGACCGGGGCTTATGTAGATCCGCTCATTGAAGTGGGTGACACATTTTCACTCATGTACAGGGGTGAAACATATAATGTTATTGCAAATTCCATTGCAATAAATCTCCAACAACATCCCACTTTAAAACTATCAAATGGTGTCCGGGACGCAGATGAAGAAGAGGTTCCGTACATCAGCAAAACACAGCTGGATGCAAGCCGGTATGTGTCAACAACAAAAACTTATTTCGGAAACAAAATAAACCGTGCGGATGGATTCGTTTCTGAGCTTATGGTAGATGATGAGCCCGTTGCCCGGATGACCGCTAACGCAAATGTATTCCAAATGGAACGCAAAGGGTCAAACGGACAATGGTCGCAAAGCATCTATTTTGACCCAGTAGAGCGCAAGTACGTGTTGACCGGCGACGTTACCGTGTACGGCATGATAACAAGCGAGGATTTATCCACTAAAGGCCGTACTGTTATAAATGGGGCTAATATCACAACTGGAGAATTGGACGCGTCTAAAGTCAAGATAATAGGCGATGACGATTTTTATTGGGATGAGAGTAACATTTATTTGATTGATGGCGATGATGACCAGAAACAGATTCGAATTGGACGGTTTAACGGGAGAAAACTGGGAATTGGATTTACAAAAGACGGTGGAAAAACATGGACGACTGCCATTGACTTTAACGGTCTCAATACCGATTTCACTTCTGTAACAGAAACGCTGGAGAACAACTATTACACAAAAGCCCAAACCAACAGCCAGATCAGCGCGTCTGCACAGACCATTTCAACACAGATTGCCGGGACATATTTTACAAAGACAGAAGCTGAAGCGCTGGAGGATAAGATTTCTGAAAGCGGACAGCATACTTATGTACAGTTGGATGCTCCAACGGATCAGGGCAAAGGTGATTTCTGGGTCAAGGCAAACCCGCTGAAATGGCTGACCGCTAAAGATAACACGTGGGGAGCTACTAAAGACGGCACCTGGGGAGACGTCGGCGGCCAGAGCGGAGATGCAGCTGTATACGTCTGGACTGGGGATGAATGGCTTAAAACTAACCAGGAAGCATACGTTGACACACTTGAAGCGGAGATCCGCCAGGTTCAGAGCAATCTGGATCAGACGGATTCACGGCTCAGCGCGTCCATAACAGCGGTCGATACCAAAACGACGACAAACACTTCCAATCTTCAGGAACTGTCTAAGACGGTAACAAAAAACAAGACAGAAGTAGATCTGACCACGGATGGCCTGTCAGCACAGATCTCTGCAAATACAAGTAGTATCTCTGCGCTGGGGACAACGGTTTCCGAAAATAAAACAGAAATAGAGGCCCGTGCCGGTAGGATAGAGACCGGAG